TAGAATCTATGGATGTCCAAAATAAGAACGACTCTTTTCTGAAGACTGCGTTTAACAAGGCGGTGAAATCGAGAATGGTCAAATAGAAAGTCCTTTCCAGGTTCGTGTTGATGCCCACCATTTGATGTGTAAAGTACACAATGTTTGCCACCTTTAATTGTTAGATGGTATCTCAGTGCGAGATTACTCTCAGCACGGTGCGCGGATATGGTCATTGGGCCTTCTATCACCGCAAACATCCCGGTGTCTTTGTCAACACAAGGAATCTGATCAATTATTTTTTGAACTTCGGGGAAATCCTTTACTTTGTAGTAGTAATAATTATTATTCTTTTTAAACCAGGGGTCAAGTTTGTGGAAGTAATATTTTTTTGCATCAGTGACACCTTTATCAAATTCGTATAGAATCTTATTATAGTTTGCTCTTACAAACCATAAATTTGTATAATCCAGGACATCATATTCAAATTTATGAAGAAAGATATCCACCAATGTGTTCCTCATCCCAACTAGCGGCCTGAGAGGTCTCTGAAAATAAAGTAGGTCTATCGGAGACTTTAAATAATCATGAAGTACGAGAGCCACCGGTAGCCACAGGAAACGCCACATTAATTTCTTCGTATAAAATAAAAATGCCAGGTTACGGCGCGAAGATGGAATTCTTGGCCCCAGAGCCAACTGAAAAAACCCCAGAATTGAAAGATCGTTTTGTAATGTCAGCATTACCAAAATTGTCCCTCGTCCAAATGACTATCCTCGCGATGGTCCTCTATTATGCGTGGTCTGTGCGTAAGATGAATAGAGGTGTTATCTCCACCGTGATGGTCGCGGCTGCTTTGCTCCACGTGTATGATCACTTGTACCGTGTGAAGCGTGGTAATGAAGAACTCTTCTTCATGCCAGGATCGAAGAAGGAGGCGTATTGTACTTCCTGTCAAAAATAAATACCTTGTAAATTATAAGTATGCGCGTTAGAATAATTAAAAGCCCTAATCGTAAAAAAAAATTCAGGGCGATCCTTAACGATGGAGGGACTGTTGACTTTGGTGCCAGTGGGTATTCCGACTACACCAAACACAAGAATCCTTTGCGTATGCGCTCGTATATCCTCAGACACGGAGGGCAAGTGCCCACACGTGTAGTGAATGAACCTCATCGGGCAATGGTACACCGGATGATGCTTGGGGTTGATAAAAGTGACAGGGAAGAATGGTCATTGAAAGGTATCGAAACTTCTGGGTTTTGGGCGCGTTGGTATCTCTGGAGTCAACCTACAATTCCAGAGGTACAAAGGTTTATGGCAAAAAGATTCGGGATTAGATTCATTTAGTATTGGACACCTGCCCTTGTGGCGGCATCGTCAATCTCATCAACCATTTCCCACGCCCACATACATTCCACGGCGTCATCTTGTTCACAGATTGAATGTGCTAAATCAAGGGCTTCGTGGAGAATCATCTTGAGACGCATTTGTTTTGCGGTGATTTTCTTTTGTTCTTTCAATGAAGGTGCTTCATACATGTGCTGGAGAGCGATGCGTGTAATTTCCATTTTCTTCATTTCACGATGAATTTCTTCACCCCGAGAAGCTGCGGTAACGTCGCGTCTGTGGTGAATTTGATGGGGGCGCCCCAATCTTCCGAATGTCCTAACCATTAATTATTCATTAGAATATATTTTTTAAGACCATTTAAGCCTCTCTATAAACCTCCTAAACAAATACGGTGTAAGCTCAGATAATGACCCGAATGGTACATAACGATAATCGGGAAAGTCTTCGCCCATACCTAGAAGTTGAGCTACTTTGTATCTGTTATGGGGACATGTGCGCGCGTGTTTGATGTCTTCAGAATTGTGCGTCGCCAAGAGGGTGTGGACATTTTCATGTGAACCCAAACTCATATTGAGACCCTCTCTGAATGATTTATCTACAGCCGCTTTATTTGGGAGAAGACCATCCTGCTTCCCCAGATATGCGCCACGAACCAACTTAACTCCGAGGTGTATGTTATGCTTCTCCGACGCCCGAATATCCAATTCGAGTTCTTTGAGAGCCGTGCTGCGATACATCTGATATGTTTTGAAAACGTGGGGCTGATATTGGTTGAAATGTAACATCATATTATACATTTCCTTTGGGTACAATACATCCTCAGCATCAATACAAACCTGGCAGTTGTTCTTTATGGCGTGTTGAGTTATTTTTTTGATATGTGCCGCCGCGAAGTGGGGCGATTCTCTCGAAGCAAATGATGTCATTTTTAAGGCAAACATTGACCCAGGGACAGTTTCCATGGTTGACATATTTACTTCACTGTTGTGGTGTGCTTCATGTTTTTTACAATTTTCGCGTGCGTAATCCAAAATTACATTGGATCCGGATTTATACACGTCCCTTATAACTTTTTGTAGTTCGTGGTTGAGAGCCGCATATCTGAGCATATCTTAAAGATGTGGGACATTTTAAATAAATGGAAACACGTGTACTCATAACAAAGGTACTTTTACCAAGAATTAGACAGCTTGAGGAAGAGGTGGCTGTACTGCGAAAACATACATGGCCATATGTTCAGGCGCACAAAGAGACTCACCAACTCGATGACATACAGGCTAAGAGGGACTTTTTAAAAAATTTGGACGATGATACAGTGTTGGAACTCTTGAGACTCAAGGCGAGACTCTCAAGAAACCAGGGGCTTCATGGAAGGGAATATGATATGATTACGAGCCGACGCAATAATTTTTGTTAGTGTATAATAAATGTTACCAATATTACTTTCGCTTATTGGTTTGAATGTGTTGGCAAGCGAAGACGACGGAGAAGATAAACCAATGAGTATGCAATCGTTGGCGTCGCTCTTGTGTTCTTTGTGCTGTTCGCTCATGATTATATACGCAAGCATGAAGAGTCCAATCAAGACACCTCCTGTGCTAGCCATGATGTTATTGTGCTGCTGCTGTAGTTCTTCATCCAGTTTGTCACTCATAGGCGACACTCAAAAACGACTCGGTATTTAGAAAAAATCATCCGTTCTGTATAAATTCACTGCGTATGAACCAGTTTTACCAGGAACTGAAACTGTTTCATTCCCATAGAGCTCTTCACAGCCAATATCTTCCATACAATCGCGCGCGTTATGACTTAATGGTATAGCGTAAAGGTTATCGCCGCCAGTTGTTGTGTAATAATGATATCTATCTCTACGTCCGCGCACTTCCTTCCCGTATAATGGGAGTGTCTCACCATTTCCCGTGATAATACCCATTTGCTGCATGAATCCTGGTTTGTATCGTTTAATTGGAGCACCTCTGAATTCTGGTTCGCGTCGTGGAGGGAGTCGATCCGTCTCAATCCTGGGTGGCACTGGCATCACCGGGACTTCTACTGGAACATTAACGACTCTGGGGTTAAACCACATGTAACTCAAAACGAGAGCGAGTACAATAACAACCGACCACAGAAGCTGATTTTTAGACTTGTTCTTAACCTTCATTTATATAGTTAAGGAATATTATTTACATAAATACATGAAGGTTCTTGCCATAGATATTGGATATCACAATATGGGTCTTGTTCTTGCTGATATTGGTAAGGGTAAGAAAGTTGATGTGGAATTTATAAAGAAAGTGAGTCTGGAAGATTATAAGTACATTTATTCAAATGAAATTGTTGACCTTGTCCCTTTATTTGTAGATGGACACAAATTCATATTTGATGCGGCTGAAAGAATTCTTATAGAGAGACAACCCCCGGGGGGTCTTACGAATATTGAGGCGCTTCTACATTACATGTTCAAAGATAAAGTTGTTATGGTTTCACCTGTGAGCATGCATTCGCATTTCGGCATGAGACATCTAAACTATGAGCAGAGAAAGGAGAGAACAGTTGAAATAGCAACCAAAGAATTGGGTGAAGAAATTCCGTATGAGAGAAAACACGATATTGCAGACGCAATGTGTATGCTTCTGTATTACAACTTTAAAATCTCGGTACACTTTTTTGATCGATTTAGACTCGACGGTTCTTCTCGGCTCTGATAATTTCTAATGCGTTTGCCACACATTCCAAGGCGTCGAACATCGTTGCCGCACTTCTACTTTTACAACATTTTCTAATCTTTTCAATGTTGTATTCGAAACATTTCTTCTCCTTCTGTTTTTCTTCTTCGCGAGTCTTCATGATCTTATTCAATTTGTCAATCTCCGCATTTAAATGATTTGTAAGAGCTTCAAGACTTTCATCCATTTTCATAGTATGCTGCTCGTACCAGTCAATATGACGCTTAAGAAGATCTCGTTTCACTTGAGATTTCGTTTTTTCAATCTGTTTTTCAATTCTTTCGAGTTTGTTATCGATTATCATTTGATCATTTAAATATTTTTGATAATGAAACTCTTTAGATTGCTCAAGAGCTTCGATTTGTTGTTTTATTTCCATTGTCGCCATTTACGTCATCATCGCTCCAAAACTTTATACCGAGCATGCGTTCATGATACTCTATGATCCATTTTAAAATTTCAGATCTTAGACCACCAGTTATTTTATCTTTGATGTCGGTACCCCGGTAAAATTTATAATCTTTTCGTAGGCGTTTGAGTTCGTCTTCTCTCCAGTTGGTCATTTTACTTTGGATATTTACCAGAAGCTAATAATCTTAGGTCATCAATAAACATATCAAAGCGTCCGAGGCGATACTGGACGAGTGCCCATAAGAAGAAGAACACTGTCTTTGTCAAATTATTTACATCGTTGTCTTCCATTTTATATATGGGGGATACGACACGATGCATGAAAGTTTCTTCCTTCTCCTGTCCGGTAACAGCCATTTCCATTTGTGTCAATGCACATGTGTCATCATTCACGGACCAGTGATAGAATAAAAATGGTATAAGTATGGAGTAGAATTCCAAATTCCTACGATCATTTGTAAATGGAACTACCAAAATACAAATCAGGAATACAAGATGAATCCAAAATATGAGATTCATCTATTATAAAATGAGTTGAGAAAATTTTTTAGGCTCTCTGAATCTAAAATTTCCGCGTCATTAAATATTATATTTACTAATATAAAATGAGTGACGTCGGTGGTGACGCGATGCTAAAACAACAGGCGCTTGAGCATCGACGAGACAGTTGGAATGAGCAACACGAAAATATATTGCGTCAATGGGGTGAGTCCTCGGGTTGTTATAGATATATGCACCACAGAGCATATATCATGTATAAGGGACTGAGTATGCGTTTTACTTTACCTGTTATTATTCTTTCTACAATTACGGGTACGGCAAATTTTGCTCAGGAACAATTTCCCGAGAATCTTCGCGGTATGGTACCATCTGTCATTGGTGGCCTTAATCTTATCGCCGGTCTTGTCGCAACCATCATGCAGTTTTTGAAAATTAATGAACTTATGGAAAATCATAAAACGGCTGCGTTATCATTTGGCCTTATTTCTAGAAATATTAGGCTGGAATTATCTCTTGCGCGTGAAGAGCGTACCACAGATGGTCTGGAATTTGTTACCAGGTGTAAAAATGAATACGATCGCCTCATTGAACAGTCACCAAGTGTTCCATCAACCATTCTTTTGGACTTTGAAAAGGACTACCCACTCGACAATGTATTCACAAAGCCAGAGATTCTCGATGTTCGGGCGATTCCCAAGTTGAAACTCGCAGGTTTCACAAACCTTAAATCCTCAAATGTCATATCCGAAGTAACAAAAGGTGGACCATTTTCTAAGATTGGAGAACTTATGAAGGGAAAGGCTGAATATGTCGCCAAAACAAAGATCCTTGACAGTATGCAGGCTGAGCTAGATGAAGAAGAGGAGATCACATCGGAGGCTTCTGAAGACTCTGAAGACCCTGAAGACGAGACAGACGTTGAACAAGGTAAAGTAGAAGAATAAGCACAATTATATTAGTTAAACCAGCACAAATTGCATATGGTAAAATTTTCCTTCTTAAAGGTTTTACGATACGTTCTTGTAGTGCGTCATTTTCAAGCACCAAATCTATGGCTTGATTAGTAAGATCATCAATGGATTCCTTCATTAAAATAATAGAACAAAAAAAAGATCCTCCTGTCGACACAATTCACACAAAACAGATTGATCTATTGAAAAGGTACATTCGTGAACGAAAGAATGTATTTATATGTGGTTCTTCGGGTGTTGGGAAGACACATATATTAAATGCGGTTCTAAATGAATCAAATAGCGTTGAAATTCACAGCGACCATTTAAAAAGTAAAAATCCCTTTCTGACTTTTATAAAGGGGATCGCAAAGCATGCATTTATTGAGGATTACAATCCGACATTTAAAAATCTTATAGAAAGTGTTTCGGATGGGAGGAGATTAACACGGGGATCTTTGGTGGTTACATCCATAAATATGTGCATGTTTCCAAATTTTGAGACAATATTTATACCTAGACACAAACCAAGTAAAATTTTGACCCTCTCTGAAGATCGTTCGGGAAAGGCTCAAGATGCGGCGGTTAGATGTAATGGTAACATCAGAGACTTCTTTTCATACCTAGATGATCACGATCTAAAAGATACATTCAAAACACCCAAGGAATTTATAACGGATGTTCTTACAGATCCAAATTTTACAAAGATTCCAGATAGGATACACGAACACGGGCATATATGCGATATATTTCAAGAGAATTACCTCGATTCGGAGGGTATTCAATATGATAGAGCTGCCCGGTCGTTTTCAGACGCCGATCTTTACGATGACCAGATGTATTCAATGGGTGACTGGAATCTCATGCCTTATTTTATATTGAATGCTCTTGCGATACCAAAGTCATGTATTGGCACGCCACTTGAGAAGGACTCCATCAGACCCGGAAGTTGTTGGACAAAATATGGTAATTATAAAATGAGACTACAAAAGTTTAGAGGAATACAAAGACGTTGTGGTCAACAATTAGGAATAGATGCCCTTTGTTTACTCAAGAAATATGCCGAAAATAAGGATATAAAGCCTATGATGGACTATGGTTTAACTCCACAGGATTTTGATGTCATGAATCACCTCGCGGTTGGAAATAGGTTAAAACAGAGAGACGTAACGAAAGTAAAGAAAGCATTGAAAAATGCCATCGCAGAAAGAAGTTGAGAAGATTTTTGAAAATATTCTGACTGGCGGAAGTCCAAAAATCCCAGGATTGGAGGAAGAAGAACCCGACGTCACAAAGACAATCGGCAACGAAATCCACTTTTATGGCGAGATTACTCCAGAAAATACCCTCGAGTTTGTTGAGCAGTTCCGAAAGTTGGAGATTCATCTTCTTAAACAAAAAGCTGATCTCATTGGTTATGTACCAAAGATTCGTGTTCATATTATGAGTGAAGGTGGTGACATGTTTTCCGGGTTCACACTAAAGAATGTTCTTGAAAAGTCTCGTGTAAAGGTTGTGACGATTGCTCAAGGCGCATGTTGCTCGGCCGCTACTTTCATGTTCCTGGGTGGAAACGAGCGTCTCATGGGTGAGAATGCGTACCTTTTGATTCACCAATTGAGTACAGAGATTTGGGGTAAATACCATGAACTCAAGAGTGAGATGAAGAGCTGCGATAAGTTTATGACATCTCTAAAAAAGATGTATATGAACAAAACTAAAATCCCCGAAAAGAAATTTAAGAAACTGATGAAGAAAGACCTCTATTTGTCGGCATCAAAATGTCTAAAGTACGAGATTGCTCACGGGATTGACTAATAGTAACATAGCGTTTGTAAAGACAGAGTATACACAATATTATAAATCCAATAGCAAAAGTATTCGCGTTCATAGGTACACTTGTGCGCTCTGGAGGCCTAAGTCGTTCCATTCTACCATAATTTACAACTGGCAGTGAAGACATCTATTTAAAGTTGAGAAATTAATTAAAAGTATAATGGAACGCCTTATCCGAGAAGACAAAAATGGTCGCGAAA